TGAAGATGGGATCAATCTTGGTCGGGCACTGAATGGAGATGGGCTGCGAAGAGCCGCGATTCGCATCGAGCGCATTGGCGACAATCTCACGAACCGTAGCGAGAATCGGCTCGGAATAGTTGTTCCGCAGGAGAGAGGAGACGTACCTCATCTCCTGCTGGTCAATGGTAGCGATTTCGCTACGGAAGTCGTGAGACTCGACGACGTTCTTTTGGATGGATTTGACAATCATTGGAGCAATTTGATTACGCCCCTAATATGCCACAGGGCAGGGGCTTCGTCAAGACGTTTTCTTAACTTTTTCTGAAGAAAATTCCAGAATCTTCTCTTCCAGCCACTTGCGCTCAGTTTCTGACAGCACTTCGACCGCCAGAATGAAATCATCCTTGAACGAGGTGTTCGTAATTCTGAACTCCGCTTGGTATTTAAAATTCTTTAAAAATTCAGCGTTGAGAGCATTGTAGACAGCGTATACCTCTTGGACGCTCTTTGAAGAAAATACAGGATCGAACTTCATTTTTATGAAATAAAATTAATCTGAGATGATTTTTAGGAGATCGCTCTTCTTCTCTAGGTGATACCAGACCTTGCCGTTAGCCATAATCTCTTCGTCAGAGAAGCCTTCTTGCACAAGGTGGTTAATCATTTTCTCGTTCAAGATAAGAAATTCTACTTTTCTGTTTTTGAAATTTGGAATGATCGACGCAGAAATCTGTGGGGTCGTTATCGTGTAACCGATAATCTTTTCGTCTTCAGTTTCGTTTTCGATTTCAACTGGGCCGCTAGTAAAGCGCAGATTCTTTTTCGACAAAGTTTCTTCGACTTCGTTTTTAATTGTTATTAATTGGCTTTGCAGCTTGGAGGTTGCGGAGGATTTGATAGATGGCATAGTCTTTGTTTTTGAGTTCTACATCGAAAAATACAGAGCGACCATAAGAGTTAGGGACGCTAGAAGGCATGAGAGCGTGCTTGCGAGTATTGTCAATACCTTCTGAGTAATGAAAAAGAGGAACTGTGGGCCAAGTAGAGTAGGCAAGGTCGAAGTCGGCGCGGTCATCGTTGCCGTGATTGCAGAACTGACGGTGCAGGGAATCGTAAGTGATTGGAATGCCTGCGGTCAGAAAGAAATACTTGTGAAGGTTAGAGACAGACCAAGTGCCGTTTCTTCTCATCTTCTGTTTCGCTTTCGATTTCCAAAGGCGCGCTTTCAAAGCGCAAATTCTTTTGCGATAAAGTCTTCTCGACTTGATTTTTAATCGTTATTAATTGGCTTTGCAGCTTGGAGGTTGCGGAGGATTTGATAGATGGCATAGTCTTTGTTTTTGAGTTCTACATCGAAAAATACAGAGCGACCATAAGAGTTAGGGACGCTAGAAGGCATGAGAGCGTGCTTGCGAGTATTGTCAATACCTTCTGAGTAATGAAAAAGAGGAACTGTGGGCCAAGTAGAGTAGGCAAGGTCGAAGTCGGCGCGGTCATCGTTGCCGTGATTGCAGAACTGACGGTGCAGGGAATCGTAAGTGATTGGAATGCCTGCGGTCAGAAAGAAATACTTGTGAAGGTTAGAGACAGACCAAGTGCCGTTAACGTTGTCGTTGACCTCTAGCACAAGGCGAGAACGAACGTTGCTGGGCAGGCGATTGAAGTTAGAAAGGAAACGCTGCGAAACCTCAGCAGGGTCGCCGTCTTGACGGCAGTGAATGTTGAGAGGAGAGCGGTAGTCGTTGGGCAAGTCGAGCAAGTCGAACAGGTCAGCGTGTGAGGCAAGGTCGGTGATGCTGTTGTTGACTGCGGCAACGTCGTTGCTGGTCAAGGTGATGTACTCTGAAGGGTGAGCAGAGACGCGAACGCCGGTAAGCTTGATGGTGCGAGAGATGGCGTCGAGAGCAGCGCGAAGGTCAGACCAATTAGGCAAATCTTGCAGACGTAAGTTAACGTCAGGATGGTCGATGACAGGGGCAAGAGAGGACGACAAGCGATAGCCAGCAATACCGCAATTGGCGCAGTATTGAATAGTTGCATTGGTAACGATGAAGTTGTTGAGGATGCGCTCGCTGAGAGTGCGAATAGCCTCGGCGCGAGGGAGCGCAAGGAAACGAGTCAGAGTCATAGTCTGGAACTTGATTCCGCGCTCGGCAAGAACGTTGGAGATGCAGCAAAGTGAGAGTTGCATACTGGTTAAGTTACGCAAGAATGTGCTTCTGTCAATAGATTTTTTTGATTATTTTTTCTTTCCTTAGCTATCGCTTTAAGTTCTGACCGAGTGACTAATTTTAAATTTTCTCTACGGTTGTCCATTCTGTTGCCATTGATGTGGGTTACGCAAAATCTTCTGCTTCTTTCGGGATTCCATCCCATTCTGTCCGCAATTTCCAAATGAACAGCAAACAAAAAATCCTGTTGGCATCTTAGNTGCAAGAATCCGTCATCATTTATCAAATCGGCTAAATGCGACCTCAAATCTTCATCTTCTGGAGAAAAAAAGATTTTTGATTGATCAATATTTTTAAACTGCCTATTGAAAAATTTATTGTGAATATACTTGTATCTAGTTGGAATGTAGTGGCCCATTTTTTTTATTAATTAGAAGTTAACTGTTCGATTTTTAAATTGTAGCAGCTTGAGGGGAAAACGTATTTGTCTCCGCGAGGATCGGGGTCGGCTTCTCCACTCTTATAAAATTCAGCTAAATCAAAAAACTTTTCTTTCTTAATGTAGCCGAGAATCCAGCCTCTGCTGTAATCCCCAAAGATGCTGGTAAAAAGATAGTAATCGCATTGCTGTTTAGTATTGTATTCTTTGACCGCGCAGTTGTGCCAAGGTTGGGGAACAACGTTCCGCTCCTTGGCTTTTATTTCAAATAAAAATAACTTGGGAGAGATCCAATCAAAATCGTAGCTTTTGTTGGACATGATTCTGCCGCCCCAAGTCTTCTGAACCATAAGATCACTCAAAGCTGCGATCTTTTGCCCGTGACCATTAGTGTCAGAATTTCTCAGCAAAGGTACTTGCGCCGCCCTGTCAAGGGCTTCGCTGACCATATCTTTAGTTATTTGGACTTCGATCATTCGTTTTTAGCCTATAGATTGAATGCAGTTTGCCAAGATAATTCTCTGCCGTCACTCTACTTTTATTTTCATATGAATTATTTGGGTTGTCGCCTTTCATGATCCAACCCCACCGATCTTTGGTTACTGCTCGGTGCAAAACTGGAATATCTTGAGTCGTCCATTCAGCCTTATACATCACAATGTCGCCTTCTTCGATGCTGTCATACGGCTGTTCAGAAGGGGGGATAATGATAACGTAATCGTAATCTTGTACGGTTGGGCGCATTGATCCTGTGGGCAAGACTAAGACTGGACGCCCCCCAGCTTGAAGTGATTTTATTTGCAATGAAACGGCTAGCGTTTGCTCGTCTTCAAAATAAAAAACTTCATATTCAGTCTTTTTTGGCTTATAAAGGTAAACAAAAACCAACAAAGCTGCCAAAGCGCATACTACTATCTTATTTATCAGATTCTTGTTCATGATTGAACTGGTAGAAGTAGTCCCAATTATCTTCCGCTTCCCATTTACTAGACCCTTCACAAGAAAACTCCTTATCAAAAACTTTCCAGTCTGGCTTCTTTTCGAATTTCTTTGAGATGAATGCGCCGCCGTCTTTCCAGAGAATTCTATTATTTGGTTGGAAAAACAGTTGGTTTACAGGTTCACCGTTGCTAGTTGAAAGCCCCCATATCAGATGCCCACATTTGTGACCTCCTGCCATTTCAGAGTAGCCGTATGGAGCATCTGGATTGTCGTGCCAATCAACCGTAAACAAATATTTGCCATTTACCCATTCACGATTTTTCAACTGTATCTTGACTGCTGAATTTTTGTGGTACTCGTATCTTGTGACTGATAGGGAATTGGAATAGCAGTCCCAAAGCTGGAGCCAATCTAATGGATAATTTTGATGGATTGGATCATTTACAAGATAGTGAATCGGCACTCTATCGTGACGAGAGCCATACTCTGTCATTATTTGAAAGGTTAAGCATCGTCTTGTTAAGCTTGTGATGCCAAGAACCTCGCACAGAACATAATCTGTAGTTTTGTTCTGGTCGTTGTAAAGGAAGTCGCTTTTTAAATAAGCGGCAAAGACAGGTATATTTGCGTTAAGATAAGGCATTATTGCTCGTCGTAGTAATCGTAGTAACGATCAAGCTGATCTTTGGCAGAAGCCTTGCGCTTTTTTTCTGAATAAAATCTATTGCCTTCACACCAAGAACAGCTTCCGTGATTTCGGCAAGACGTATCAAAAGCTTTGGAGCCGCGATATGCCTTACGCTTTTCCTTATT